GCGGTGGTTATTTTGGACTTCAATATGTTAAAAGCCCTCAGTTCCAAAACAAGATCAAGAATCAATTGATGGGCGAGCTTAAAGGTGCTATGCCTGGAGCAATTCGCAAGCAAATGCCTGCAATAACAGGCCCAGCGGCTCCTTTAAGGATTCCTTCTTTTAGATGAATCCACTTGATCTAATAGGTTCTCTTTTTGTGTATAAATCTCCAGAACCCTTAGATGGCTACCGTCGTTTCTTGAGATACAAGACAAGCAAGGAACTGCAAAAGATCGCGGGTACGTCTAGTCATTACAGTAAAACCATCTTAATCAATATGATTATTGATGGACATCGTTGAAGTCGAAATACAAGAGGTCTTTATACCTGAAATATTAGAAATCCCTGCGCCCATTGTTGTGCCGCCAGCAATTCATGTTGAGCAGGGCTTTCCAATTATTGATATGCCCTGTGCTGAAGCTAGGGAAATTCAAACAGGTGGGAAAGATCATTTTACTAATGACCCTGATGGAAATACCGTTTTATGCGATCATTCATCCCCTTGGTTTTTTGCTCCTGATTACTCTCCAGATGCAAAGATAATCAAAGCAGGAGAGACGAAGACAGCAGAACAACCTGAGCAGAAGCAAGAAAATTCAACTCCACAAACAGAAGTGCCAAAGGTTCCTCCTACTAATGATGAACCTGTCGAGATTGAATGTCCTGCAAAAGATCAAGCGTACAGATTAGGGGATATAAAAAACTCAGAAGCTAGGGAAAAAGTTATTGCGTTTGAGGTTGTTGATGGTAAATGTCTTGAGGTTTGGGGACCGACATCGATAGCTGATAAATATCTCCCAAGCCCTTCGGTTGCAGCCACAACTTTTGGAATAACAATCGTAGCAACATCAGCGGCCACTCTTACGCCTTGGGCTACCAAGCTCCTCAAGCCCGTGTTTAAGCAATTAATAACAAGAGTAAAAAAGTTATTAGGTAAGAAGCCAGCAAAGTTAACCCGATCAGAAATTATTGCGAATCGTTACCGTCAGAAGAAGGATTTGCCACCGTTGAAGAAATAGGATGTTGATGATCGATTAACGTATTCGGAGCACTTACCAACTCCACATCGTCACATAATATTGCGTACTTAGTTCCAGGCTTGAACCGATAGCCCTTACTCATAAGTTCACCGCATGTCTTCAGCCGTCCTAATTCGACGGCTATTTTTTGGTCATTTAACTTAGCTAAAATTAAATCTGATTGTCTTTTTTGTGCTTGCCTGCATGTGTTAACAGATTTTCTATCTAGTTGAATATTCCAACTCACACTAATGCCAGGTGAAATTGAATAATTATCTTTTTGTGCCGTTCTGACCGTCCTATAGCCAATGACTTGTCCTGGGTTATCTGGATCACCATCACCGACTTGATTGCCTGATGCATCTGTTGTTCCTTGTATATCTCTTGTTGAATAAATTGGCTCAAGGTAACTATCTTGATATGGCCTAGTCGCGCTAAAGCCTGTAGTCAAAAAAGGTTGAATAACCAAGGTGTCGCCTTGACATACGACCGTATTTAATCCGACTTGGTTCTGGAATTGACGGGTTGGCATGTTCATCACGCCAACATTTTGGACACTCCCAGAGGAGTTTGCGATCGGGTTAGCCGTGGATGTAGTTGTATTACCTAGTGCAGGTGATTGCAAGCCTAAGCTAATACATAGCAAAGGTAATAGCTTTTTCACTGGGTAAACGTAGACGTTGATTCTGTTACAGATTGAATATTAATAGTCCTATCTATTTCGACAAAAGAGTTCAAACCTGGCCCCATATAACTCTCATGGAATTGTGTATTAGCCCCTGAAACTGATTGCTTCCATTGTGGTTTATTATTTAGATCTATACCCGTTGTTGTTGAAGTAATTCCATTAATAGTTGTCGGTGTTCCATTTACAGCAGGCGGTGAAATCACACCGCCGTTTAAAGGCTCAATATTAGAGCCGCCTGTTGTGTATTGATAGCCCGTTGAATAGGAATAAGACCGAATAATTTCCCGCGTTTCGCTAGAACTGGTGGTACGACTAATGCTATTTCCAGCAGAAAAATTTGGGATTACAGGAATAGCAAAGCAAGGACTTGGCAGTAATACCAATAGTATTAATACCTTTTTCATTTAATCAACTTGCAAGCTACTTGTCACTGAACCCGTGACGCTTGTTCCTGATGACCCTGGAGTCAAGGTAACAGTTCCACCGCCAACGGTTGTGATTCCTACGCCCATTGTTGTTCTATTACCGCCGCTATAAGTAACAGTAGAACCGAGACTAGGGAGGGTAGCCGTTGCCCCTGTAGTAGCTGAGACTGCTGTTGCGCTGGTTATATTATCGCCCATAAAGAACGATTCTGTTAGAGAAGTAGCCCCGCCAGCTGTGGTCTGGGTGTAAGCAGTGGTTCCCATCGTTGCTGCAACCCCAGTCAGATCACCGTTGTTGTCAGAGGCGGGTGCTGTTAGCTTCCCTAGCGTTGCAGCTGTCACCCCTGACGAACTCATCGAATACGTTGACCCTAGGCGGGTTGCATTTGAATAGCTGCCGTCTACAATCCCCTGTGCTGAGGTTGTGATTTTATGGATATACCCCGCCTGCGCAGGAGAGAGCGCAAAACAGAAAAGAAAGGGAATTAGTTTCTTCATTGAAGCTTTCCGTCAGGTCCAATAGGTCTTTGAGTGATGGGGTCGGTTTTGACAACCTCAGCCCCTTCTATCTTAAGGGGTGTAATGACCCGAATGGTCTGATACTGTTGAGAGTTTGAAAGTTCGGTCAAAGCTTTTTTTAGTTCGTCAATTTCTTTTTTAGCAGAAGCATTGTTCTTCTCTTCTTTCTTCTTGCCTGCATTAGCGACAGTGACTCCGAGCGATCCGAGCAGGCCGCCGAGGACTCCCGCCGCGTATGTTGCATCTATTCTCTGATCCGCAACCCACCATTTACTTTCTGGGAGCTTGATATAAGCTAAACTAATTATTGTGATACACCATGCGATTAATACAGTCTTTATCCCAGTCGTCAGATAAAAAAGAACCATTTCTTGATATGCGGGCATATCGTCTGGGTCTTCTTTTATTAGTTTCTCTTTCTCTTTTTTGGGTGGCACTATTTTTTCAGGCGGCTTAGTTTCTGGCATAAGATAGGTGCAATACGCTATTAATCTAAATGAATGAGATTATTGCCGCAATTGTTGGGGCGTGTTTCTCAATGGCTTTGATGACAATTAGCAATATTAGTAATAGAAAACAGAAGGATACGAGAGAAATATTTGCTCGATTAAACAGGCTTGAGCAACAGGTTGCTGTATTGATTAATAGTAAAGATGCATGGACTAAGAATCTGTAATATCGTTATATTGATTATATGAAAAAACTCTTTAAGCCCTTTCTTCCTGTTCTCTATGCATACCTAAGAAGTAATGCAGGGAAGAAAACAATATTAAGTCTTTTAAAGTCCTTGGCTAAACAAACTAATAATACGCTTGATGATCAAGCCGTTGAATTTTTAGAGGCTAGATTATTCCCAGAGAAAACAACCAAATTACAATGAGTGAATTAGAAAATCGTGCCATGTGTACTGTCATGGGTGCCGAGTGGGTAAAAGAGCAAAGGGAAAGGCAAATGCGAATGGATCGTCTGTATGTTCTCGATGGAAGGCATAGAAAAGGCCACGAAATGCATGGGTTCTATACAGGATTAGCAGAAAAGGCAGAGGAGTTAGAAAAAGAATTAGATGGATGATTTAGATCTAAGAGATTTTTTCGATGCATTTGATCGAGGTGATCCAATGATGCTTGCTGCTATTTCAGAATTACAATCTGAGATTAAAAAAGTTGCGCCTGAACTCTTGGCAAAGGACTCGAATTGGTATAGAACTTGGACATGGGGAGGTAAACGAGATCTCCTTACTGGACTCTTAGAACGCAATGGCAGATTCATCGCTCCCTCCTGAACTTTCTTATGTATTGGAGTTAGCGCAACCCCCAACATTAGAAGAAGAATTAGACATGGAAACGTCTATCCGTCAGTTGCTTCAAACCGATGATATAGATGAATTAAAAAGATCTATAGATGCTATATATAGACAGAATTATCAGCAAAGTGTTTTCATTGCGAATTGTTTAAACAAGATCCATTATTTATTAGCAAAGATTGCCTGTATAGAAAATAAAGTTATTCAACCTAAACCACCTTGGTGGGGCGAATTATTTAACTGGGAGTCATAATTGC